CGGCGAAAACTTAGGTCAAATAGATGATATTATATATTTCCAAAAAAGGTTATATAAAGCATTAAACGTTCCTATGAATCGATTAGAACAAGAGGCTCAATTCTCGTTAGGCAGATCTTCAGAGATTACCAGAGACGAAGTTAAGTTTAAAAAGTTTATTGATCGATTAAGAAAAAGATTTTCAGATCTGTTTTTACAGCTTCTTAAAACTCAATTACTTCTTAAAGGTGTATTGACTGAACAAGATTGGGCACAATGGAAAGAATCTATTATGTTTGATTTTATTGAAGACAATTACTTTAGTGAATTAAAAGAGTCAGAAATGTATAAAGAAAGGTTTGAAATGCTCGGAAGCTTAGACGAGTTTATGGGTACTTTCATATCAAAAGAGTGGGTTCAGAAAAATATTCTACGATTCAACGATGATGATATTGAAACTATGCAACAACAGATTGATGATGAAGAGAAAGCAGGAGAGCTTGATATGCCAGATCCGGAAGATCCGAGATTTGGGTAATATTAAGAACTTTATACGTATAAATATATAACACAGGATTAAATAATGGAAGTTACAGATATAATTAAACAAGTGAATAACGGCGACAATGTGAATGCAAACAAATCGTTTGACACTGTTATGGCAACAAAGCTAAAAGATGCTTTAGATGCTAAAAAAATAGAGCTTGCAGGTAGTATGATCGATAGGAAAATTCCAGTCGAAGAACCTACAGAGCAAGAGTAATTACGGAGATAACTCATGAAGTTAATTTCAGAGTATACAGATAGTAATATAAAAAATTACATTACCGAAGATAAAAAAGGTAATAAAAGCCACGTCATAGAAGGCGTGTTTATGCAGGCCGATAAGAAAAATCGAAATGGCCGTGTATATGAAAAAAAGATTCTAGAGTCAGCTGTTAACAAATATGTTAAAGAGCAGGTGGCAACTGGTAGAGCGGTTGGTGAGTTAAATCATCCAGAAGGACCGACTATCAACCTGGATAAAGTTTCCCACAAAATTACTGACCTTCGATGGGAAGGAAATAATGTTGTGGGTAAGGCATCAATACTTAATACACCTATGGGTAATATCGTTAGCGGTTTACTTGAAGGTGGGGTTAAGCTTGGTGTATCAAGTCGTGGTATGGGAAGCCTTGTGCAGAAAAATGGTGCTAGTTACGTGAATGGTGACTTTATGTTATCAACAGTAGATATAGTCCAAGACCCTTCAGCTCCGGAGGCATTTGTCAACGGAATTATGGAAGGTGTGGATTGGATATGGGATAACGGCATATTAAGAGCGCAAGACATTGAATTAATTGAGACTGAAATAAAGACAGCAAAGAATATCAACTCCTCGGATGTTGAGATCAGAGCATTTAAGAATTTCCTCTCGAAACTTGTAAATAAATAACCTTTAGGGGGATAACGACATGTCAGAAGACGTAAATAACGCTGAAGAACTGTCAATTGATGAGCAAGCTTCCGAAGTAAGTGAAGAGCAACTAAACGATGAAAATCAAGTAATCGAAGATGTTGTTGAAGATGCTAACGAGGAAGTTGTTGAATCAACAGAAGAAGAATTAGAAGAAGCTAAAAAGAAAGAAGATGATCTTGAAGAAGATGCTCCGAAATCTGTAGCTACTCCTAAGACTAAAGCTGGTGTGATACAAGCCGCAGTTGATATGTTAAAATCAGCAAAAAAAGAAGACGCACAAAAACTATTTGCAAAAATGGCAGCGATTTCTGAAGATGAGATTGAAGAATCAGAAGATGATGGTTCAGTAGCGAAAGCTATTGCATCTGCACCTTCAAAGAAGAATGAATTAAAAGCTAAAGCGAAAGTAGAAGCTCTTGATTTTTCTGATGATTTAGATACTATCATCGCAGAAGAAGCTACGTTGAGCGATGGGTTCAAAGAAAAAGCAAGCACAATTGTAGAAGCAGTACTAACAAGTAAATTAGCTGAAACAGTCGAGCGCTTAGAATCTGAATACGTGCAAAACTTAGAAGAGGAAGTTTCTGAAATTCAAGCTTCAATGGTAGAGAAAGTAGATTCATACTTAAACTACGTTGTTGAAGGATGGATGAAAGATAACGAAGTATCAATCAGTCAAGGTCTTAGGACTGAGATTGCTGAAGACTTTATGACTTCACTTCAGTCAGTGTTCAAAGAACACTACATTGAGATACCGGAAGGCAAAGAGAACTTATTAGATGAACTATCTGATCAAGTTGCTGAGCTAGAAGAGTCTCTAAATAAAACCACAGAAGATAACATCGAACTACACACAGCCAATCAGTCACATGAAAAAGCTGCTATAGTAAGAGAAGCATCTTCAGGGCTTGCAGAAACAGATGCTGAGAAATTTGCTAAGTTGGTGGAAGATGTAGAATTTGATAATAAAGAAACTTTCGAACAGAAAGTAGCTACTATCAAAGGATCATTTTTCAAAGGCGAAGTAACTGAATCAGTTGATGAAGTAAATAGCATGGCAGGAGAGGACACAGCGGAAGTTGTTGCCTTAACTGATAACATGTCTAGATACACTCAGGCTATAACTAAATTTAATAAATAAATCTAATAGGGGAAAACATATAATGTTTAACGCAGATTCACAATTAATGGAAAAATGGGCACCAGTCTTAGAACATGCAGGCGCTCCAGAAATCCAAGACAGATATAAAAAAGCTGTCACAGCAAGGCTTCTTGAAAACCAAGAAATCGCTTTACGTGAAGAACAAGCACAAGCCCAAGGTAACTATATTTCAGAAGCAGCAGCAGCCAATAACATTGGTACTGGTTCAGCTCCTAATAATATCGGTACTTTCGACCCAGTGCTTATTTCTTTGGTAAGAAGAGCCATGCCTAACCTCATCGCTTATGATATCGCTGGCGTTCAGCCAATGACTGGTCCAACAGGACTTATCTTCGCAATGAAATCTAAGTACGCAACACAATCAGGAACAGAAGCATTCTTTAATGAAGCTGATACTGATTTCTCAGGTGCTGGTACTCATCAAGCAGATCCAACTGGTTTATCCGGTGTTGCTGATGCTGATACTGATGCAACTATCGCAGATGAAGCTGATACAGTTTCTACATTCGGTGGTGGTATTGCTACTTCAGCTGCAGAGAGACTTGGCGTTGGAGCATCTGGCGACGGATCTTTCGGCGAAATGGCTTTCACAATTGAAAAAGCTACAGTAACTGCTAAATCAAGAGCTTTAAAAGCTGAATACACAATGGAACTTGCTCAAGATCTTAAAGCAATCCACGGTTTGGATGCAGAAGGCGAACTAGCTAATATCTTATCAGCTGAAATCCTAGCGGAAATCAACAGAGAAGTTGTTAGATCAGTTCTAAAAACTGCTAAAATCGGTGCTTTACAATCTTCAACAGCCGTATCCGGTATCTTTGATGTCAACACTGACTCAGACGGTAGATGGATGGTTGAGAGATTCAAAGGTCTTATCATGCAACTAGAAAGAGAAGCTAACGTTATTGCTAAAGAAACAAGAAGAGGCAAAGGTAACTTTGTTCTATGTTCTTCAGACGTAGCATCAGCTTTAGCAGCTGCTGGACTTTTAGACTACACTCCTGCTTTAAGTGCAAACTTAAACGTTGACGATACTGGTAATACATTTGCTGGTGTTTTAAATGGCAGAATGAAGGTCTTTATTGATCCATACGCAACTGTTGATTTTGCTTGTGTAGGTTACAGAGGTCAAAACCCATATGACGCAGGACTATTCTATTGTCCATACGTTCCTTTAACTATGGTTAAAGCAGTTGGGGAAAATGACTTCCAGCCAAGAATGGGATTCAAAACAAGGTACGGCATGATTGCTAATCCTTTTGTAGCTATTGATGGAACTATCGGAGCCGATAGAACTAACCAATACTTCAGAATCTTCAGAATCGACGACATCATGGTGTAAACCTGATTTAGTTAATTCTATTTTCTTTAAAGGGGCTCTTCGGAGTCCCTTTTTTTGTGCGTATAAATATATCTACGAATAATAAAAATAGGATAATAATATGAATTTTAAAACAGCAATGAAAACAGTTTTATGGGATAAGAAATTTGACTTTAAAACTAGAGCAAGTAGAAGCGAATACTGGTGGTTTACAGCCGGAAGTGGGCTTATAGGTTTTGTGGTAGGAATACTAGATATAGCAATTATGGGTATAGACAATCCATTTGTATTTGGCCCTGTATCAACACCCGTTTTTGCGCTAATAATAATACAAACTATAGCAGTAACATCTAGACGGTTACAAGATAGAGGTAGAAGCGGTTGGAATCAGCTTTGGTCATTAACAATCGTAGGTATAATACCACTTATGTATTGGGTATTAATGCCAGCTAAAACTAAAAAGAACAAATGGGGAGTTAACCCTAAAATTAAAGAACTTAAATACGAGCAAAGCAATTTACCTATCTAAGCTTTAAAGGCATATAAATAATACTATGGCATTAACAACGAATAAGAACTTTCTTAGCCCAGTAGGATTTGGGTTTAAAATCGATACTACCGAATTTCCGAATTTGGAATACTTCTGTACAGCAATTAATTTACCTGGTATAACTACTGGAGATACTCCATTACCATACAGAGGTGCTAATATTGCAATGACGGGGGATCGTATGAGCTTCGAGGATCTTTCCATTAGGTTTAATATAACAGAAGATATGGATAACTA